TTGCTGATAGAGAAAAGGAAATGAATGACATTCTGGCTGCGCGCAAATCGCAACTGGAAATCATTTCACAGAAAGAGGCGGCCGGTGACATTTCGCACCTGGAAGCGATTAACCAAACTAACGGTATCTTGACTGCATATCAAGCAACGATCGAGGATACCGCCAAATCGTCGCTGACGTTCGCTGAAGGCATGCAGGATGCGCTTGATCCAGAAGTCTACGATAAGTTTGTGGCCGCAATGAACGAGGCCGCAGGTAGCGCAGATAAGCTTCAGCAATCACTGTATTCTGCTGCCGAAGCCAACAAAGATATTGCGGGTGGATTGACGACGACCGTATCTACATTGGCGCAAGGTCTAGGTAAAGCCGTGACCGGTGCCGGTAGTTTGGGCGATGCGTTCAAAAATGCAGGTCGCGCGTTCATGGAATTTGCCGCGAACTTCCTGATGAAAATCGGCGAAATGATTTTGCAACAGAAGATCCTCGAAGCAATTGGCGGCACTAAGAGTGATTCCGGTGGCAGCGGTTGGGGCGGATTGATCTCTGCTGGCGTTGGCGCACTCACTGGTGGTGACGGTTATCAGTATTCCGAAATGCTGCAATATCATTCGGGTGGTGTTGTGGGATCTGGAGGTCAGCGTTCCGGCAGAACCATGTCGCATCGCAGTTTCGACGGCGCACCTAAATACCATTCGGGCGGTGTGGTTGGTGGATTGCAAGCTGACGAACAACGAGCTATCCTGAAACGAGGTGAAGAGGTGCTGACTACATCCAACCCACGTCACATCACGAACGCGTCGAAGGTTGGGGCTCAAGGTGCCGCATTGCAGCCACAAAACATTAAGATCATGAACATGATTGACAGTGGCAGCGTTATGAGCGAGGGTTTGGCAACACAAGAGGGCACCAAGGCAATACTGAACTTCGTTCGCGCCAATCGCGTTTCGTTCAAACAACTATTGGGATAGCCAACAATGGCATTATCGTTCGCAGTAACGCCATTCATGTACCCACCTGATTGGTCACAGGACGTGTTGGAACATCTGGAGTGGCGCACCGATGTGTTGATGGCTCACGATGAAACCGAGCAGCGGCGTTCGCTTAGAACCAAAGCACGACGCTCGTTCGAGTACACGTTTCAGGCCAAAAATGAACGTGCGTCAGCCCTTGAGAACTTTCTTTACCGCAAGCAATCGGATCGTGTGGCAGTGCCAGTGTGGACTGATCGTGCGGTAACTACTAGCCCTACGATACTCGGTGCAGTCGTCGTCGATATATTGACGGACACGTTCGCGTTCTCGCCTGGGCAATTGGTGTGTTTTTACCAATCTCCGACGGAATTTGAGTTTTGTCGCATAGCGTTCATGGATTCGGTATCGTTGACGTTGGACGAACCGTTGCTGCGCGATTGGCCAGAAGGTTCGCTTTTATATCCGGCAGTTTTGGCAATGTTGCCGAATGAAATTTCGGTGTCGAGATACACCAGTTCGGTGTTGAGCTGCAACATCACATTGACCACCAGCCCAGACATCACCTACGCATACACACCGACCGATGCGTCAGCCCCGATGTCACATAATGGTGTTGAAGTAATAGCCACACAACCGAATTGGCGCAGCACCATAGCCAACACGTATTCTGTGAAATACGACATCGCTGATGGTGGTACTGGTGCAATTGTGCAAATGCAAACAGCGCCGAACAATCGTGATTCTCGACAATACGGATGGCTACTTAAAAACAGAAACGAGATCTACGAATATCGGAATTTTCTGGGTAGGATTCGCGGTCAAACCAAGGCGTTTTACGTCCCATCGTGGCATGACGATTTCCAAATAGTTACTGCTGCGATTGACGGAAGTTCCGTGACCGTTTCGGGTAGCGACTATTACGACAATCGCTATAATGCGGCTGACACATTCAAATCGGTAATGCTAAAACTTGCCGACGGTTCCGTTGAATACCGACGATTCACAATGAGTGTGCTGGCGCTTTTCACTTTTAAATACGACGGGTCGCATAAATATAACGGCTCACAAAAATATGACGGTGGTGCAACCCTGACTGGCGGCGACACCTTGATCACTTTTGACTACCCGGTTGCCAGTCCGGTGGTGTCGGTTCAATTATTGAAAGTATGTCGATCGATGTCTGATAAAATAACGATGAGTTGGAAAACTGACGGAATTGTGGAAGTCACCAACACGTTCATTACTTGCAACGCATCCGAGGGTGGGGTATGACAACGCTAACTGATTTACCAAATTGGTCTGATGTGATTCAAATCGAAACCACCGACGATGTTATTGGTGGTGCTGGTGGTATTGCCAATCAACAGGCGCAGTCCCTAGCCAATCGCACGAAACGGCTAAAGAACTCGCCGATTGTCACGGTAACCGACGCCACCTACACTATTGGTGTGGCCGATGAACTGTGCTACATCCGAACAACCGGATCGTCCACGACAACAATAACTGTTCCGACAAACACGACTTCTGCGATTGCAATTGGAAGCTCCGTTTGTGTACGGCAATCGGGAACTGGTCAAGTTGTAATCGCGGGCGCTGGTGGTGTGACGGTAAATACCTCCGAAACACTGAAGGCTCGTAAGCAGCACTCTTCGCTAATGCTGACTAAAGTTGCGGCTAACGAGTGGGATCTAACCGGCGATCTGGAGGCGTTACCTTGATATTGAGCGGAATCGGTCCCATTGCCGCATCGCGTGCCAAATCACCGCCTGTTGGTGCAGACCCATATTGGTCGAACGTCGTTCTATTAATGCCAATGGAAACGGACTTCGCCGATGCAAAGGGGCATTCTCCAACTTACCAAGGATCACCGTCAATAACGCCGACAGGAAACCCCGCGCCTTATGGAACGAAGTGTGGATCGTTCGGCACTGCCGGGTGGGTCAAATTTCCAGACTCTTCCGACTGGAATTTGACAACTGGCGAGTTCACGGTCGAAGGCTGGGTAAGGCCTGCTGTCGGAGATCTTGGTGCGGTGGAGCACTTGATGGTGGAACACCGCATCGGTGGTGACGGGTACACTTTCGGCTTTCATAACGGAAAACTGCGTTTTAGCATTAGCACTGGTGGCTTCTTTTTTATTGGAAATACCGTACTAACAGCCGGCGTACCGATACATTTCGCGTTCTGTAAATCAGGCACAACAGTGACAATATTTATCAACGGCACTGTGGATAAAACCGGACCGTTTGCATATACAGCGCCAGATGTTGCGGCGATGTTGAGCATTGGCGGCGACACGAGATATGGGGGTATTCAGAAATTTGACGGCAAACTCAAAGATCTGCGCATAACCAAGGGTGTGTGTCGATACACCGCACCATTCACGGTTCCTGCCGATTTCTACCCAACGAGCTAGAACATGACATACGAAACCTTAGAACTCAGCACTGACGACTCAAGGCCCGTAGAATACGTTGCGATAACTTACGAGTCGCTGGCGTTCCGATACACTACCGCGGATGTTCCGTTAGGTCTTGACGGCCACACATACATCCCGGTTGCTGGTGCCGTGAGCAACATTGAATCTGCTGATGAACCAACCAAGTCGTCATGTTCGATAACCCTACCCAGGGTTGACGCCGTCGGCGATCTGTTCAGGATACAACCACCGTCGGGTATTGTGACCGTCACGATTTGGCGTGACCATTACCTTGACGGCGATGTACAAGTAGTATTCAAAGGTCGGGTCGTGAATGCAGACTGGCGCGGCCCGCTCATACAATTGAAATGTGAATCCGCAGTCACGTCACTGTTGCGTGGGGCATTGCGTCGTCGATTCTCCAATCAATGTCCGCACGCCTTGTATGATCAGGAACTCGGATCTTGCCGGGTTAATCGGGCCGGATATACTGACATTGGTGTCGCAACATCATGGTCAGGTCGTTTGGTCGTAACGTCAGGTCTGCCCGGGCGTCCGACCGGCTGGTATTCCGGTGGGATGTTGCAGTGGGTTGACGCTACGACGGGGGTTACTGAAAAGCGCATGATCGCCAATTCAAACATTGACGGGACTTTAGTGTTGACCATGAATCCGTTTTCATTACCACCAGGTGCCGCAATTTCGGTGATTGCTGGATGTGATCACCTTCTCGACACATGCCATAGTAAATTCAACAATTCTGACAATTTCGGCGGCACACCGTTCGTGCCAATTCGCAACCCGTTTGGTGGCTCAAACTTGTATTAGGAGACATGTTCATGTGGGGTCAAATCGTATACGCCGTCGTGATGATGGTGATTTCGGAAATCATACGCAGTGCCACCGAAAAGGCGCCAGAGAATGCAGCGCCGGGCAAAATGGACGTGCCGACAGCTGAGAACGGCGGGACGATTAGCGTTCTTTTCGGCACAGATGTTATCGAGGACATGAATGTCGTTTGGTACGGTGATTCAGCGACGGCCCCAATCTATGCCTAATTTCGTCGTGTTGCATTCACACTTACGGTCAGTTGGTTACTGCAATCGTGGTGCAAGAGCGTTCTGTGACCGCCACGGGATTGACTGGAGTCAGTTCAAGCGTGACGGGATCGACTCAACTATTCTGGAGTCAATTGACGACCAGATGGTGCGCAACGTAGTAGAATACGCAAAATCAACGCAAGCGGATAAACACGATGGGTAAGAGTGCTGGGCAGATCATCGGTTATAAGTATTTCATGGGTATCCACGGGGTGCTGGGTCTGGGTCCGTTTGACGCAATAACCAAGATTGACTTTGATGGTCGTGTGGCTTGGGAAGGCGAAAACGACGGCTCAACTCGCATTGAAATTGATAAACCTGATCTGTTTGGTGGCGATACCAAAGAGGGCGGTCTTGTTGGCATCGTCGATGTTCTGATGGGTGGTGTTGCACAAGGCAAGTCGCCGTATCTCACCAACACCATCGGCCCGGTTGTACCAGCCTACAGAGGTTTGGTCAGCCTGATCTTCAGCGGCTTTAATTCCCCCGACACTCTGGTGGTTCCGCCCGATCCTCGTGACGTTGGTTCTGGTGGCTACCGCAAGCCTTACGGTTCTAGCCAGAAGGCGCCGCCGTCATTCCTTTGGGGTTCCAACAACCCCTATTTCAAAGCACCGAAGGTTACGGCCCGTCGAGTCCTAAAGGGTTGGCGTAACGATGACACTTGGTATCCAGAGAAGGCGCTAATCGGCACTCTGGACATGAACCCCGCCCATATCATTTATCAAGCCCTGACCGATAGAAGTTGGGGCATGGGTTATTCAATTTCCGATATTGACGATACAAGCTTCAGGGCTGCTGCTGACGTTCTGCATGGTGAGAGTTTTGGCATATCGATTCGCTACAACACCCAAGGCACCGTCGGCGATTTTATAAAGTCGATCTGCAATCACATCGGTGCGGCCGGCATACCTCTGGATCTCCGAACTGGTAAGTTCCAATTGAAGTTGATTCGTGACGACTATGTGGTTGGGGATCTGATCAACATTAACCCATCGAACATACTTGAGCTGCAATCGTTTCAGCGCAAAGAGTGGTCAGAAACATCCAACGAGGTTGTAGTCAAATACACGGGTCGCAATCGCGAAACGCTGAGTGTTGTCGTCCAGGACTTAGCCAGCGTTGACGCCCAAGGTGCAATCGTGTCGATCACGCGGGACTATCCCGGCATCCGTGAACCTGACGTTGCTGCTCGTGTGGCAATGCGAGATCTGATTACCGTGGCGAGCCCAATGGCTAAGATCACTGTCGTCACCAACCGAGTGTTGTTTGAACTTGTGGAATCCGACGTGTTCACGATGACTTGGCCAGAGCTGGGCATGACCAACGTACCATTCCGCATCGCTAAGATCAATAAGGGTAGTCTGGTGGACGGTCGCATCACCGTTGAAGCGATTGAGGATGTGTTCGGTATGCCCGACAACGCCTATGTTGCACACCAACCTGGCGTTTGGAATCCCCCAATTCTGGCACCAGTTGTCGCACCAATGCGAAGCGTGGTTGTAGAAGCCCCATATTGGGAAGTTATCCGCAACGTGCGGCCTGCTGATTACCAGCAATTGCTGCCCGACTATGCGTTTGCTCAAGCGATGTCAATTCGCGGTGAGATTGGCGTCAACGAATACTCGCTGATCGCAAGCTCCGACAACGCGCGTTACTGGAAAGTAGCGTCAGGGCAATTCAACGCTGCTGGTGTATTGACATCACCAATACCTTTAGGTGCTGAAGAGATCACCTTCACGCTACTGACTGCGATTGACCTGCCGTTGTTCGACGGGCCTGCGAATGCGTATCTTTATGTTGACAACGAAATCATGGCGGTTACGTCTCTGGATACGGCCACGGGGGAATGTGTGGCCCGCAGGGGTTGTTTGGACACTGTGCCTGCTGCCCATGAGATTGGGGCTTACGTTTACTTCGCCGATGGCATTTCCACCGACCCGAGCGAGTATGTGGATGGGGAGACTGTTTACTTCAAGGTGTTACCACGTAACGGTCACGGGGAACTATCCGGCGATCTGAGCCCTGCGATCAGTTTGGAAATGATCGACAGAGCGCAACGCCCATATCCGCCTGCCAATTTCAAGATAAACGGAACACACTATCCTGCCGGAAGTAACGGTGAGGTTTTGGTGAGCTGGTCACACAGGGACCGGACGCAACAGACCGTCAGCGTTGTACGTCAAATCTTGTTGCAACGAATCGATTGACGTTTGGTCCAATAGAACTTTTGCCATCATTTACCTTTCGTGTAGTTCACAATAACGGCGGCGATTGCCTCCGCAACGCTTTGTTGCTTGGCCAGATAAACCGACATCGCTGGCTGATTGCTGATAAATTCTACTTCCAGGATCACACCACCACCGTCGGCCACGAAACCCAAACGGCTGTGCTGACTTTTAGTCTGGTCAATCCACCCACCAGCTCCGCGCAGTTTGCTTTTGGTAACCATCGCAACGGCCACGGATAACGCTTGGGCCAAAGGTCGCAATTTGGTCGTGCTAATACTCTCAACACCGAACGCTGACGTGGGGCCTGCGTTGAAGTGTAACTCCACGGAGAAGTCCGATTTCTTTGCCAGCGCAATGGCTTGTGGCAGCGGTTGGTTCTTTCCATCCAAACCGTCCTCGCAGACCTCAAGTCCTTTGGCGCGCAACAGGTCGGCAACCTTATCTCGCAACGCAACACCGAGCCCGGCTTCCGTTAGCTTCATTGCCGTGTTGCATGCGCCGGGATCTACGTCACTATGCCCAGCCGAAATCAGGATTCTCATTTAGTTTCCTTGGTCATGTTCACGCATTGTTGATACAGGAATAGTTCAGTCGGAGGACTTGGAGGTTTCGGGGCACCATCGGGTATGTGTGAATTCATGATCAAGTATTCGATCAGTTGTGTCTGGTACTCAACGACGATGAATAATCGCCGAACGTCTTGCTCTAATCCACTGACCTTAGCGATAGCTTCAGCAGCAGCCTTTGAGTATGTGTCGCGCTCTTGGGCCAAGACTGCGTTGCGATCAAGGCAATTTTCAATGGCTTCCTCTTTGCGTTGAAGTTCATCGGTCATCTGCGAGATCATTTTGGCCGTCGAGTCGTTAGCCTGAATCGCAGCACGATCAGCAGCGATCGATGTTCGCAATGAGCTTATTTGGCGAATAGCCCACAATAGGCCGAAACCTAACGCACCAACTGCCCCACCAGCACCAACCACAACTTCGTTCGGCAACGCCATCTTAATATCCCAAAAGTTAAAAATTAGTCGGTGCGATAATCGCCGTCGATGCAGAAGTCTGCGGTGAAAAATCCGCTGCCAATGTTGTATGACATGTAAAAGCCAGTTGAATCGACAGCTGGTTCGCTACTACCAGCGCCGATTGGAGTACCACCACCTGTCAGATTGTCCAGATGCACATTGAGCCTACGTTTCGACCTGGATATTGGCAACCCGAGCACCTCGAAAACGTGGTAACTGGAAGCTGCGGAGCTTACGGTGTCAGTGAACGAAATTTCAACAAAAATTCTAGTTCCGATTTTAGTGCAATACGCGTCCACATATCCACTTGAAGCCAGTATCCCGCCGATCGAACCTAGCCAATGTTTCAGCATTACGGGTAAGATGAAATTGTCGTAAGTTATCGACTCGCCAATGGTTTCCCAAGATCCGCCGATATATCGAACGTCCTGTGTAACCGCTTGATTGAACATTTTCCAACCCACATTGGGCGTGTAATATTCCCACTGTGAACCGGAAGTGTCGGTGGTCCATCGTGCAATCTGGTCGGTTTTGCCCGTCCAAACGCCAGTGGCACCTGCCGGTATGATGTAGCAGTCGCCGTTAGTTGGGCTGACCGGTGGTGCTGTAACTGAAGCGGACGCCACGGAACCCTGCACCAATGCGTCCAACCCACGCCATTGCGCAACAACTTCGTCGTAATGCTCTTCGCCCGGAGCGCCACCGCTGAGTAATCCGAGATTTGCGCCAAATTTCAAAGTCACGGGGCTAGACCTCCGA